TACAGATATCTGTGTCGGACAAGACACATTGGATTGTTCCGATACATCTAATGATGGGGATGATGATAATACAGATACAGATACAGAGACAAATACAGAGACAGATTCTGGAAATGAGACAACTACTAATTAGGAGCTGTTTATATGGAAGTACCACCCCTACTGTTTTGGAATATAATACTAACAATAGGTATCGGACCTCTATATTGGTTCATTAAGCGTATAGCTAATGATTTGGACCGATTAGAAAAGAAGGTTACTGATGACCAAATTGAACTACCAAGAAAGTATGTAGCTAAAGAGGATCATCATAGGGATATTTCAGATATTAAAGGTATGCTAAAAGAGATTTATGGGTTGTTGAGAAATGGTCAGAAGAAGTAAGAAGCTCCTCCTACTCACCCTACTTCTTTTAAGTCTTAGTGGGGCGGGTTGCGCCTTATTAGAGAGTGGTGGTATCTCCGCCACAGGCTCTGCTGTAGGAGCGGGTGTGGGTTATCTAACTGGCATCCCCCCAGTAATTGGTGCGGTAGTTGGAGCAGGTGCAGGAGGGGTGGTGGATCAGGCGATTATATCTCCTAAGACCTGTCCTGAACCTGTAACCGGCTTCTTCCCATTACTGGGTAAGTTAGTAGAGATAGGTGGTTGGCTGTTAGGTCTATTCTTAATAGTACCTCTAGTGCTAGGTTATTTTATACCCTCACCCCAACAGAAAATTAAACCAAAGGTGGTAAAGTCAGATGACGTATAAAGATATAATTAATGCGGTATTAAGACGCTTGCGTGAGGATACTGTGTCTACTTGGGGTGGTGCTTTGATTGATAATACTAGCATAGGAAAGTATCAACAATTGATTGGGGATTTCGTTAATGAGACTAAGAGGGAGGTTGAAGATGCTCATAATTGGACTGTGTTACGGAGTAAGGTTGCTATAACCACAGCTAGTGGAACTAGGGATTATAATCTAACTAATACTAATGAGAGGGTGCGCGTCTTATCTGTTTATGATAGGGGTACTGGCTCCGAACTCTCCCCAATTGATGATAGTTATTTAGAGCAGGCAGCCTACCCCTCCATGACTAATAATAGACCTAGTAATTATGTAATAAATGGTACTGCTTCTAGTGCTGAGATTAGTTTCTACCCCACTCCTGATGCTATTTATAATATTGATGTATTAACAGTAGACCCTCAAGATGAGTTAACAGAGGCTGCTGATACTCTCTCTATAACAGCGATGCCAGTAATTTTAGGTGCGTGGGCGAGAGCTATCTCAGAGCGTGGGGAGGATGGTGGTTCGCTGTCTGATATGGTATTCATGCAGTATCAGCAGGCGTTATCAGATGCCATTGCTCAAGATAGTGGGAGGGTGGTTAGAGAGACTCTCTGGTATTCAGTATGAGTGCAAAGAATCTAACGCCTATTAATTTAAGTAATGTGGGAGTGTTTGGTTTAAACACTCAATCTAATGCTGGTTCTTTACCACCGGAATGGTTAACCAGAGCGGATAACATTGTCTTAGATGCCTCTGGACGGATTACAACTCGTAAGGGGATAAAGCAGTATAGTGAGACTATAGGGAGTAACTCTTCTAATAGTGATATTGTTAGGAGTATTACCGAGTATCGTAAGGCGGATGGTACTTATGAGATGTTTTGTGGGGCGAATGATAAGATTTATAAGTTTGATGAGAGTACGACACCTTGGCAGTTAGATGCTCAAGTATTTGGTGGTACACCTCAAACGATAACAGATGGGAACTGGCAATTTACCAATTTTAATAATCAGCTTTACGGGGTTCAGCGTGGCTTTAAGATGATTAATTATGATGGTACGACATGGAAGGATATAGATGATGTTACCAGTTATGCGGGAACCGCACCACAGGGTAACTGTGTACTGGGTGAGTTTGGTAGGTTATGGGTTGGTGGGGTTACGGGTACGAGAGATGTAGTTTACTACTCTGATACCTTACAGGGTCATATATGGAATGATGTGGGTTTTTGTTCTTTAGGTGCGCTCTACCCAACCGAGACAGAATGTACAAATTGGGGTGGTACTTGGACTGATGTAGGCTCCCAGGGTACGATTGATTTAAAGACGGTGTGGGGTGCGGATGAGATTATTGCTCTTGCTGATTTTGGAGGGAGGCTTGTCATCTTCGGCAAGCGCAATATAGCCCTCTATAATAATCCTTGGGATCCAGTTAATATGGCGTTGGATGAGGTTATAGAGGGGATTGGTTGTATAGCGAGAGATAGTGTGGCTCATGTTGGAGATGATGTAATCTTCCTGTCTAATAGTGGACTCCGCTCCCTCTCCCGTACTGCGGTACAGGATAAGCTACCTCTAACAGATTTAAGTAGAAATGTAAAGGATGATTTAACAGCACAGATAGTAGATAGTAATACTAATACTGATAATATAAAAGGGGAGTATAGTTTGTCTGGGGGTTTTTACCTCCTCTCCCTACCGGATACTGGGGCATCATTCCTGTTTGATTTTAAAATTCCCAATCAGGATGGAACGCCCCGTGTTACATGTTTCTCATTAGCTGATACTAAGGAGCTTACCGCTCTTTATTCCAGACAGAATACTAATATGTATGTTGGTTTAGGGAATACGAAATATGCGGGTAGGGTGGGAAAATTGGAGGGGTATTTTGATCAGGAGATAGAGGATACTACTTCTACTAACGGCACTTCTGGTGCGTGTTCAACAGCAGGTGGAACATGGCAGAATAGCAAGTGTTGGACAACAACAGAGAATACTTATTATGCAACCATGAGAACGACATGGTTGAATTTTGGTAATCCTAGTATAGCTAAACTTTTAAAACGCGCCTTCCTATCTATATATGGGGGGAGGAATGGAACTGCAGAGTTAAAATGGTATAGGGATTATGATTATAATAGTATAGGAACGACAGGCACATTTAGTACAACGCCTCTGAATAGTACGGGAAACGTAACTGTTGTTTTTAAATATGGTAGTGGTACATATAGTAATGCACTATACCCTATTGCTTATGCAGGAACTGCAGGCATGGCGGAGTATAAGAAGAGTTTAGGAAGTAGTGGGAAAGTACTACAGTTTGAATTAACGCAAAAAATTAAGGGTTTTAAAGCCAGCCTACAAAATTTAAATATTGTAGCTAAGATAGGGAAGATACGCTAATGAGTGATTATACAAAAGTAGGAACATGGACTAATCTTGCTAAATCAGGAGCCACTATTTACGCCGCAGATTTTGATGCGGAGTTTACCGCCTTAGAAACTGCAATTTCTTCAAAGGCGGATAGCACCGGAGTAACGGATGTGAGTGGTCTGTTCTCTGTGCAGATTTTCACATCAAGTGGTACATGGACAAAACCAAGTGGGATCAAGAAAGTAATAGTTGAGGTTCAAGGAGCAGGAAGTAGTGGAACAGATGGTCAATCGAGCAGCACCCGCAGCTGTTCTGGTGGAGCGGGGGGCTACGTTAAAAAATTAATTGACGTTTCTTCAATTTCCTCTGCAACTGTTACTATTGGCTCTGGTGGCGCGGGAGTATCCAGTTATCCAAGTAATGCGGGGGGAGACAGTATTTGGAGTGATGGTACAAATACCTTAACAGGTGGTGGTGCAGGTGCGGCAGGAACTGGTAATTACTACGGTGGGGCGGGAGGAACTGCTACTGGCGGCGATTTGAATATAGTCGGTCAACATGGTGGGGGTGCGACTGATCAAGGTGCTGATTCTATGCTTGGCTTGGGAGGAACTATGGGATCGACTTCTGGCTATTCTCAGGATAGTTATGATCCAACGGGTTATGGCTCTGGCTCTGCCGGTCTTTATGCCCATTCAGCGGGTGGATCTACTAAAAACGGGAAAGGCGGAGTAGTAATAGTATGGGAGTACAAGTAATGTCATACGCAATCATAAAAGATAATTTAGTGACAAACATCGTTGAGTGGGATGGATCATCTGAATACACGGTAGACGGTGAACTGGTACAGGCAGACGCTAATGCATGGATCGGTGGCACATATAACGGCTCATTCGTTGCTCGTCCTGTTGAACCAGAGCCTGAACCTACACCAGAACAGGCACAAAAAGCCGCAGATAAAGCCTCTGCTAACGCAAAACTAAAGTCTTTAGGGCTTACTGACGCAGAGATTGAGGCGATAACACAATGAGTAGTAAGGTGGGTATTCAAGGTATTGTAATCGCTTGGGAATATAAATAGGAGAGAAGGTATGGAACCTATGACTATGTATCAATTGTTTCAGTTGTTAATTTGGGGATCGCAACTTCAAAGGGGTAAAAAAATGGATGCTAAGGCAGAGGAGGATGCTGAACGAGCAGAGGCGGCACTTCAACGCCCAACCATCATTCCTTGGAATTTCCCAAATGCAAATGGTAGACGAGCCATGATTGTGCCTGGTATGTTCAATGAGGCTACAGGAGCATATGCCCCGTCAGAAACAATATGGGCAGACCAATACACCCCCCCAACTGATGATGATGATGATGATGATGATTCTTTGCTAGATGATTATGTTAACCAATAGGATGAGATAATAATTATGCCAAACCAAGACTATTACCAAGGATATTATGACTACTTTTCTCCTACGGGAGCATATGGAAAGACCACGGGTTTATATGATTTATGGGGTGATATTTATAAGTATCAACAAAATCCTCCTGCCACAAGGGGAGAGGACCAATATAAAAGGGTAGAACAGTGGCTGGAGGCGAATGAATGGGAAAATTATGCCGCCCCTTGGAATTTTGCAGCGAAGCATTATAATTTACATCCGACTGGTTCTTATGCAACTAAATATAATGCCTATCTCCAATCGTTAGCAGACGGTGGTGGTGGTGATGATGATAAAACAGATTTTAGTCCTAATTATCCTGCCGGTATGCCTGCGGGTTATGAGAAATATCTTAAGCAATGGGATAAACTCATGCGTCGTGCTAATCTACCTAAATCAATAGGAAAGGGTTTTGGTAGTGATGTAGGTATGTGGCAGGATATGAAGGGTAGGTGGGATCAGGCTCAAAGTCAGGCGGATGTTGATATAGGGGATGTAGCAAACTACGCAGCCGCATTACGAGGGGTGGAGGAGCCACTG